TCATTCAACCACCTCGTAATCGGTTCGCCCACTTCTCCACCATTACAGACCTCGGAGTAACAACGTGCTTCAAGGTACAGAATCTGCGACACCTCATAATCCTGCGTGACAGGATTAAACTTGGCATATGCAGGGAACTCAAGTGTGCGATAGCTACATACTTTACATACGTAATCGACTCCACTATGCATTACGCACCTCCCGGAACTGCAAGTCGAAGCCTTCGGTTGGCGAGTCAATGTCTCCCCACCCATGCGATAGCATTACGTTGCCAATTTCCCATTCCTCAATCAAACTAAGCAGTCCCATGGCATCTTGTTCGTTTTCAAACTGGACTTTCACTTCGTAAACTGGTTCACTTACTGATTTTTCTATCTGGACAAATTCTGTTAGCTTCATTTCCCTCTCTCCTCAAAAAATACAAGCAATTCTTCTAGCTTTGCCTGATCTCTCAGGTAGTCCGCTCGTTCGTGGTCAACGTAATCGTCTTCCCGAATTCCACACATTTCGCAAACGCCTACCTGAAAATCGTGATCCACTTCGGAACTATCACAATCGTGTTTCCAGCTGAATTCCTCATGCGGTGGTTCTGGATTAATCATAATTCTCATAGCTACCTCCGTAACTCTTCAATACAAGTTGGTGTAAAATGTCGATCTCTTTCAATTCCCAAACCAAATGGTCCTACATACGAAGCCAAATCTCCCAGCGTAAAATACCCTAGTTCATCAAAGTCGCCATGAACTAATCCGTAAAACAGGTCGTCTCCGTCAAACTCAATGCCGTACCAAGTCCAGCTACCTGTAGGATCAAAGAACTTAACTTGGGCAAGAGGGCACTCTCCCTCTGTATCCCCTAACTCCGGCAACTTCTCTCTAATCTCTTTCGTCAATAACTGCATATTCGAACCTCCCATTAACTATATAATCCAGTTAAATTCTGTGGGGCATGGTAGCCACCGAATCGATCAGTGTAACCTTCAGCCTCGACCACGCTCACTATCTTGAATCCGAAACTCTCCCATCTTCTTGGAGTAAACCTGCCTAACTTTACCTCGACAAAGCCTTTCTCCTCGCTGTTCGATACAACCTTGCCGTCGTCATATCTCAGCATCTCGCTCAAGGCTTCGTCTATCATCTCTTTACCCATCTCTGTCTTACTTACAGGGTATGTAATCCCAACTACTACATCTGTAATTCTCATGTTTCTCCTTTCTTCTGTTCTTTCGGCGTTCCCTAACATACCTCTATCTTATATGATGTTGATAAGAGTTGTCAATCGTTACGGTCGAGTTTGTGCCTAAATAGTACTGGGTAATATAGCGAACAAAAAGAAAGCCCTCCAGAGAGGACACCTTTCTGGAGGGCAATCGGGGTGGTGCATCTAGTAGGCGGTGAGTAGCCTCTTTCGCACCAACGTTACCTTATTTCTTTTATCTTATTTCTGCAAGGTTACTGAACCGCAGGAACAGGCATCGAGACTTCAACATTCTCTTCATTGGTGAACGACTTGTATATAACAGACGTTTCTACGGTAAACGCCTTAGTACTAAGATTCTCGTCACCACCTACCTCATTTAAGGTAACTTCCATTGTGCCTGCCTTAACCCGGTCGATAACGCAACCTCCACCCTTGGAGTACAGGTTACGTAGCGTCAGAACGTCTACCTTGCCGTTCACGCCTGACGAGGCACTAGTTATTTTTAGTTGGTCATAGTAGCCACCGCTAGTAATCATGTCATCTGCACGATTGCCACCGTTGATGCCACGATTGCGGGGCGTTCCTGCAACGGCACTAATACTTTGACCATCTGAGGCATTGCCTTTGATAACTAGCTTGTGTATCTCTGAGTTCGTTATAGCAAGCGTTTCGCATCGCCACCTATCTACATACAGAGTCCCGACTTCTAAGAACGTTTCTGTAAAGGCTGGGTCTACAACTGCTGGTAGCCCACCTACTACAACTACGTTGCTCTCACCACTTGGCAACGATGAACCGGAATAGCTAGTCCCTAGTGAAATATTCTCAATCGTGACGTTTCCAACACTTGTAGCACCTAAGTCTAGGCGAAGCGTATTAAACTTCTCCTCGAAGAAGATAGGGGAATCTAGCGGTGCATTGTACACACCGGGATCGCCACGGCTAAAAGACGGTGGCTGCATAACTTCTGCTGCTACTACGCCTGTAGTGGCAACCGAACCTGCGAACAACAATGACCCTGCCATCTGGGGATTCAGCCCACAAGCACGAAGGAAACTATACGGTGACTTCAATACGTTAAAGGTAGTGCGCCACTTGGCTGATTCGCTTTGGAGGTACTCTACCTTGGCTAACAGCCAGTCTCTACCTGACTTGACCTTACGATAGGTCTTTCCGGGGGAACGCTTAAAGTCTTTCCAGAAAAACCCAAATGAGTCTAGAAATCCAATCCGAATTTCCTCGTTATCCATGTGCCTACCCTCCGTCACTCGTTCTCTAATACCTTCATTCCTAATGCAATTATTCCCCCGATGGTTGCCGTTGCTAATTCTGGAATTCCGTTCATTGCTCCAATGCCTGCCAGAACACCTAGTACCACAATACTTAGAAAGATTTGGGGTCTGAGTTTACCGATCATTGCTCTTCTCGTCTATCTTAAACACCCCAAGGGCTGAGCCTAGTTTAGCCCACTCTCCAATAGACACTTTGCCGTCTTTGAAAACCTCTTTGGTTAAATCGGCAACTTTCTTTCTTTCTTCTGGCGTATCTAGATTCTGCGTGATCCTGATGGCAAGTTCTAGCAAGGCTCTTTTATCCGCTGGCAAAAACTTTAGTAACCAATTCATATCTGCACCCCTTATCTATTCTGGTCAGCCAATCTCCTTAGAGTTCTAGTTATTCGCCTACTACGTCTATCTGGCTGTATTGATAGAACGTCTGCGTTGGCATCATACTTTGTCTCCATTATATAGAAAGTCCTAACATCGTCCAGTGCTGGCGTGGCTGCTGTTACTGGTACTAAGTCCTGTATTCTGATAACATCTCCTGCCCTGACTCGCCACTTAGGTGATTCTTCTAATCTGCCTGTTGCTCCGACCGCTCCTGTCGCACGATAAATGCGCCCGCTTATCTTAAATGCTTGCGCTTGTCTGGGTAAACCTCTTTCACCTGCTTGAACAGTAGCTGCATCAGCCTGCGTGTTTGAATTGGTCCCGGTCGGCAAGTCCCACTTCATTTCTCGCCTTGGGAATAAAAGCAAACTACTAGCATCAGTTACTGTCGTTCCTTCCGTTGTACCTACGAACGGCAAAACTGCGTTACGTAGATCATTTGCTTGCTGTTCCAAGCGCAGGTCTTGCAAGTCATCTAGCCATACATACCAATCAACAGTCGTAGCTGCCCTCTTAAATAAATACGGCTTGCGATCTTCCCATATCGCAAAGAACCAAACTGATCCATCGGAGTCACCTAATCTGAGTAACTCGTTAATCCGTGTCTGAGGATATTCTTTGACAGCTAAATTAATACCTGCCAAATCTCTTGTCGTATCGGCTATGTTTGTCTGGTCACTATTGATATCAGGACATTCCTCTGTAAGCATTTCTTTAATAATGTCGTGTACCTGATGCCCAGACCCACTAGACCAATTTGTGTTACCAGTAGAAGTATAATACTGATCTTGCGTTGATCCCCAATATCCTTGAGCGATTACCTTAACCCCTTGTTTATTACGTTGAACCTGTAACTCGACTGAGATAATGCGCCCTTCCCAAATTACATTCTGATCTTCACTGACCAACAAGCGATTAAAATGATAGCCCCTTCTATTTTCTGTACTTAGCCAATTCCATGCTTCCTGTATACGCATGCCAACTATGAATTGACACAGCCCAAAGCCACCATTCAACTGCGTCTGCATTACTAGGTTTTCTACCTTATCGCTCAAATCCTGAATTAACTTAGGGGTAGTCAGATTGTTGTCATAGAGCCTGACCATCAGGCGGTGATTCATTGTCATTTACGCCTCCATGACATGAAGGAATCTTGGTCGATAAGTCAGACTGAGCGTGAACGTATCGGCAAGCGTATGCGCTGTAGCGTTGGCTATCATATAAATTCGAGTGCCGTCTGGGTGAATTTCCGGCGCACGACCTAGCTGATTGCTTGGAAAGGATTGAACAACGTCTGATCCATCTATGAGATATAAGCCCTTAACATCACTCATGCTATCTATTAGATAGGTATCCGTGCCAGAAGTCTTGCTTACATACAGCGCACCGAAATCAATAGGCATTAAGAAGATGAAGTCTAAATAAC